AATACCTTGGGCGCTCAGGTGATGCGTTCGATGACGCTGTCCGAACTTACGCAAATGCCGCGGTTGATTAAGCTCGATGTCGAGGGAGCCGAGGAACACGTCTTGCGCGGGGCGGGGGACTTTCTTCAAGTAATTCCCTATATCGTGTGTGAACTGAACCAGGATGCCTTGGTGACGTTCGACTGCTCGCAGGCGTCGTTGCGCCGGTATATGAGCTTGCAGGGACGTGACTGCTTTATTCTGCATGACGATGGAGCATTGCCAACCCTGGTGCCGCCCGAGACAGTGATCACATCCAAGTGGGCGAACAACAATGTGTTGTTCAGCACTCTTGACGATGTCGGCGCGCTGTGGCCCGAGGTGGCGATCGTGAAGGCGAACATATGAGTTGGACGCACTCGGTCTTTTCGTCGAATGTATCCGAGGTTGGATGGGACGATGATTCGCAGGAGATCATCGTCACCTTCACCAATGGCAGCGTCTATGCGTATGCGGGCGCTGACGAGGGATTAGCGTTGGAGTTGAGCAAGGCACCGAGCGTCGGGCAAATGCTCAACAGTGAGATCAAGGGGCAGTACGCTTTCAGGAAAGTGCGATGAACGAGCCTTTGATCCAACGACCGGAACAGAATGTCAGCGAGAAGTTTCGCCAGATGGCGGATCGGATCGACCATAACGCCGCGTCCGGGTTCGGTGGCGCCTGTGTGCTGGTGCTGCCCGATCAGAACCGGCGGGCGATCGAGATTCTCGTGCTCGATTCGACCAGCGACATCGCTCAGTTCATCGGGGCGGTTGCCGCCCGGTTGAAGATGATTCAGGACGAAATGTCTGCCGAACAGCAGCGAAATCAGGCTTTTCGTCGGTAAATCAGTGTGGTAGCCTGTCGGAATGGCAGGCTGGTCGCATCAGAAGCGGGTTGCGTTCGAGCGGGCGTTCTACGCCTTCCTCGACAACTGCTGGATCAATTCGAAGAACGAGGGGTTCATCTGTCTTGGGCAGCATCTCTATTACGGTCAGCGTTTGTTCATATCCACCGTTTTGGACGGATTGGAACGGGATATTCATAAGTTCTACGTTCTTAAGTCCAGACAGTTGGGCCTTACCACCATTTCAAGAGCCCTCTGTGCCTTTTACCTTGGTCTGCATAAGGGACTTAAAGGATGTCTCGTCTTTGACACGGGCGAGAATCGTAACGAGGCACGCAAAGAGCTGACCACCCTTATCCGCGATCTTCCTGCTAGGCTTAAATTTCCCGGTATTGCCAAGGGCGGAGACAACCGCGAAGGGCTCACCCTCACCAACGATGCTCGCATCCTGTTCAAATCGGCGGGCGTGCGCAAGTCCAAGTCGTCTGGCGGTCTCGGTCGATCCGTGGGCCTGTCCCTGGCGCACTTGAGCGAATTGTGCAGTTACGATGATCCCGCTGGCCTTGAAGCGTTCGAGAACTCGCTGTCGGAAGAACATCCCGACCGGCTCTACATATATGAGTCGACCGCTCGCGGGTTTAATCTTTGGTTCAAGCTGTGGGAACAAGCCAAACTCGACGATTCTCATTGCGTAACTTTGTTCCTTGGCTGGTGGTCGCACCCGAAGCAACGTATCCCCAAGGACGCGCCTGACTTTGCCCGTTACGGTGTCTACCCGCCGACGCCCAAGGAGCAGGAGAAGATCGAAGCGGTCAAGAACCAGTACGGTTTCGAAATCGATCAGGAGCAGCTCGCGTGGGTCAGGCGCAAGCTAGACCCGGCCGCCCAGGCGCAAGGCGACGCGGACCCGGAGTTCGAGGGTAATTCGGAAAAAATCCAGGAACAGCCCTGGACCGAGGAGGAGGCGTTCCAGCAAACAGGCGCCGTATTCTTTGCATCCGAGAAGCTGACCGACCAGGCGCACAATTATGCGTCCGACAAGTTCAAAGCTTACATGTACATATCCGGCCATGAATTCCAGTTCATGTCCGTCATCCGAGCTGAAAATACCAAAGTGATGGACCTCAAGGTTTGGGAAGAACCGGACACGACTAACGGAGTTTATGTGCTGGGAGCTGACCCAGCCTTCGGCGAGAACGAGAAGAACGACCGGTCGGCTATCCAGGTGCTGCGCTGTTATTCGGACGGTGTCGACCAAGTGGCCGAGTACGCGTCGCCTCTGATCGCTACCCACCAGTTCGCCTGGGTGATCGCTTCCCTTCTCGGCTGGTACGGCGGCGGCCGGGCGGAAATCCGCTACATCCTGGAACTCAACGGCCCTGGCATGGCGGTTTGGCAGGAATTGCGTCAGTTGCGCCAGCGTATCGACGCCGGCTACCAGTCGACCGAGATCAAGGATAAGGGCCTGCAGGATATATTTCGCAACGTGCGGACCTACATTTACAGCCGGCCGGACTCGCTCGGTGTCGGCCAGAACGTCCATTTCAAGACGCACCTGCAGCAGAAAATCCTCCTGATGGAGCGTCTGCGCGACTTCGTCACCAGCGGGATGCTGCGTTTGAAGTCGTTCGACACCATCAAGGAGATGGCGACGATCGCGCGTGAGGGCGATACCATCTCGGCGCCGTCCGGGATGCATGACGATCGGGTGTTCGCGACTGCGCTCGCGGTGCATTGCTGGGAGACCAAGACTCGGCCGGGCTTGATCAATGCGCGCCGGTCACGTGATGCCGAGGCGGCACGATCGCGGCTGAGCATCACCGACCAGGTGTCCTTGTTCCAGAACAACATGCTCGAACAATTCTTCGCTTCCAAACGCGCGGCACGAGTGCAAGACTGGCGGCACCTCCAGAGGGCACAATGGCGCTACGGTCGGCGATAACCGAGGCGGGCCTTATCGCACGGGTGCGGCACATGCTGGGATGCCCGGCATCCGGCATTTACCCGGAAGTGGACGCGGCCATCGAGGATGCGATACGCTGCGGGTACGACAACGCTTGGGACATCCGGCACCACGCTGAACGCTTACTTGGTTACAGGAGTCACGCTTAGATGGGATTTCAGCTCAAGTGTTCCGAGTGCAAGGGCAAATTCAAGTGGGAAGGCGAATGGCCGAACCACTGTCCGCGGTGCGGTTACGACATGAGCCTGCCGGACGACAACGTGATCCGAATGCCTTCGCTTCGCAGCGCGGGCACCGATCTCAACGATAAGCTCTATCGGGACATGGAGCGCGGCAGCGAGCACCGGGCGCACCTGGCCGCCGAGGCTGCGGGCGTGCCGGTGTCCGAGATGTCGCATCTCAAGATCACTAACATGCGGGACAACGTCCGGGAAGGCGAGAGTTCGGCGATCGACGATACCGGACCGGCTGCAGCCCGTCTGGGTCTGCGATCGAGCACCGATGCCTTCAAGGGTGGGCAAGGTTTCGAGCTTGGTCCGGGGATTGCGTCGGGGGCGGTCAGTGTCAACGGCCAAGTGGTGCAGGGCATTGCCCCGCGCGCTGGTGTGCGGGCGATGAATAGTATCCAGCGCGCGTTTGGCAAATGATCCCTATCCCGGACCGTGAGCGTGACATCATCGCGCTCGCCAATGAACTCAAGGAAACTTGCCGGGTCTCGGCCGGGATGCGGGCGTCCTACTACCGGCTGATGAACGCCATTGCCGAGACCGGGCGTTACGACGGCACCAAGTCGCTCATCAACCTTCTTTACAAGCACCTCGATCGAACCGCCGCACACTTGTTCAGCCCGGTGGAACTCAAGTTCACGATCGACTTCGAGCGACCGTACCCGAAGACGATCTACGACCGGGCAGCCGAAGTCGGCAAGGTCGTCACCCGCTGGTGGGAGCGGTCCAACACCGACACGCTGTTCGGACGTGGGGTGTTCGAGTCGCTTAAGTACGGCGCCGCCATCGGCAAGCAATGGCCGGAACTTGATCACGTCGAGCCTGATGGCACTGAGGTCTTCAAGTATCGGGCCAAGCTGGTGATGCCATGGAACTTCGGTGTCTACCGGGAGGACGAGAACGATATCAACGAACAGGAATGCCTGTGCGAGACGATGTTGCTCACCTTGCCCGAGGTGTGGCGGCGCATCTGGCGCCTGCCCAACGCTGAGAAGTTGCTGGAGCGCATCCGGGCGCATGCCAAGAAGGGCGAGGCGGGGGCTGAGCCTCAGAGCTTTTTTCATCAGGTGCTGTCCACCTCGCAGTTGAACACGGGTGTGCAGGGCATGACCCAGCCGGTGCCGGGCGGCATCGTACAGCTCAACAATGACCCCAATTACGCGATCATGGGTCCGGTCATAGCCGCCGATACGGTGCAGATGCACGAATTGTGGGTCAAGGACGAGACCGACTATACGACAATCCAATTGATCGAGCCCGATATCCTCATAGCCCCGAGGATGAAGAAGTCGAACTTGCTGATCAAGGATAGCCGGTTGCAACCATATCGGCTTATTCAGCCGAATGAGGTGTCGAACTGGTTCTGGGGCCGGTCGGAACTGGTCGACTTGATCGAGCCGCAGGCGTTGTTGTCAACGTGGTGCGATGATTTCCGGCGGCTTATCGGATTGCAGATCGACAAGATCATCGGGTTCACGGGCGACGCGGGGATCACGGACGAGAGTTACGCGGCGTTTCGTCTCGCCGGCTACCTTAATCTGCCGGCTGGCGGCGACATCAAGGACATCACGCCCAAGATACCGCCTGAAATTCTTCCGGCCATCAAGTTCATGATCGAGACCGTCAACGTGCTGGGTGGCTTCCCCAATATCATGCAAGGCCAGGGCGAGCAGGGCGTGCGGGCAGGCGTACACGCCTCGACTTTGTTAAAAACTGCATCTCCGACCTTGCGTGATCGGGCGCTGCTGGTGGAACGGGATTGTGCCGAGTGGGCGGACCTCACCTTGCAGATACGCGAGGCCAAGGACGCCTCGCGCTACTGGACCAAGATGGATCAGCCGTTGGTCGACGTGGAGGATACGTTCTTGCTGTCATCCTTGCCCGACGACTGGCGGGTGACGGTCGACAGCCACTCGTCATCGCCTATCTTCTCCGACGAGAATCAACAGTTGGTGTTCGCGGCGCACCGGTTCGGCGTGGTGGATGCCGAGTACGTCATTGACAACACCAACCTGCCGAACAAAGAAGTGGCGAAGCTGCGCTTGCGGGAGAAGGAAGCCAAGCAGGCGGCGTTGCTACAAGCGCAT